ATCTGATTTTCTTTCTATAAGTTTCCAGTATAATCTTAGTGTTTTGGTCCCACTTTTTTCAGCGTAGATTTTCCAGTCATATACTCCAGCTATTAGCTTATCAGGTTCATTCTGATTGGGAGCTATCCAGCCAGCAATAGATTCCCCGTCTGATAAAGATGATGAGGAGATACTTTGTTCCGAACCTGCTGAAGCAGTCAAAGACGTTAATCTTAAGTTACCAATTCCAGAAGCGGTATCCAGCATATAATATCTGGCTCCTAGAGCTGTAACAGCTTCATCCACGTATTGTTTATTAGTAGCATGCAGAAAATCGGTTGGAGCGTTTTCTAAAATCACAAATGGTTCTAATGTAATATCAAATCCAGCAGAAGCTACAGTAAGATTAGCATCAAGAGTCATAGCATCAACAATCTCATCAAAATCTATAGAGTTAGAAGCTACTGTTCCAGTATTATCAGTTCCCCAAACAGGAACGCCGCCAGAAACCTTTAACACTTGCCCAGCTGAACCAACAGGTAATTTACTCAAAACACTAGCACTAGACGCATAAAGTATGTCCCCGGTAGTATATGAAGAAATTCCAGTACCACCCTGATAAGGAAAGAAAACAGAAGCACCTACAGGACCTCCTAACCTAAAATCGTTTTTTTGCTGTTTTATCCAAAATAAGGAAGCACCCACCAAAGAAAGAACAACAACCCCAATTATGAAAAATATTTGTATTTTATTCAGTTTTTTAATTTTTTTAGGCATCTCTCAAATACCAAGCTCTAATAACAGACCCAGTAGGCGGTGCTGTATTAAAAGTTATGGTATTACCAGATAAAGTATAATCCTCTCCCCCAGAAGCCATTAATTGGCCATTAACGTATAATTTTAAGGAACTTGCAGGAGAAGGTGTTGCAGATAAAGTAAAGGTTTGATTCGAACCATTAATACTCCCGGAGGGAGTTTCGTTTTGGTAATTGCCTTGTTGTAAATTCTCCACCATCGCTTCCTCGGCGGCGGTCATACCCCCCGGATAAATAGCTGGAGACAATAACCCTCCGGGAAGATTTGGTGCAAGTAATTTTGCCATAGTTATTTAGACATCTCTTTTAATTTTTTGAGAATGTCTTTTCTAATTGGTACATTGGGCTTGAACTCTTCAAAAACTACTGGCGCTTTTTTACCTCTTTCTCTGTAATTTTGAACTATTCTTCTAATATAAAAATAAATTTTATTTCTATAATCTTGTGTATCTTCATAGGTTTTTAAAATATCATTCATCAATCTACCAGCTAATTTTCTTACATTTATTTCTTGTTTTTTCTTCTTTTCTAATTTTTCATTGAGTATATTAAACTCTCTTGAAATCTTATTCTTTTTCTCCTTTATATCCTCTATATCTTTTAACAAACCCTTATATTTCTTATTAATTTCTGATAATTCCCTGTTAATTCCAACCAACAACTCCTTTTTTTCTTTCAATTCTTTAATTTGATTATCCAGTTCCTCAATTTTTTTTCTCTTACTATAAATTCTTTCATCTAATATTCTCATTTCCTTTTCTGATTTTTGTCTATTTTTCATTATTAATTTAGCTTCTTTTATCCCTTTCTGCTTTAATGTCGAAACTTTACCCTGTAAAATTTGGAATTTATTTTGTAATTCTTGATATCTTTTTTGCTCATATTCTATCTTTTCTTTAACTACTTGAAGCTTCCTTGTCTCGTCTTCAACAAGTGAGTGTAATTCCTCAATCTTTTTTTTATAACTCTTAATCCCGTTCATTAAACTATTGCCCCTGCTCTTGCAACACGGACAAAATGCATATCCAAATTAGATGTAACATTATTAGTTATTTCAAGTGCCTGAGGCTTAGTCCCAACCCTTTCCGTATGAGTAGCTACCACCGTGTCATTGATCAAAAACTTAACCTGATCCTCTTCCCAAATAATTCGATATCTAGCTATAGCTCCGGTCCAATCAGTATCCCAAGTTAAAGCAGTCTCTTGAGTATTTCCAAAATCATCAGCAGAAACAGCTTTAAAATTACCATCAGTATCTATTTGAAAATAAGCACAACTAACACTCGTGTCCTTAGAATTTCTTAATCCCCATGCCTGATTAGTGGAGGCACCCGGATCTGCAGGAACACTCAGGGCAAATTCAAAATCTCCATATATGTGCTGAAGAAATGAATGCAATCGGGCACTTGAAACCCTAACAACAACAACATCGCCAGTAGAATCAGTGGCTATTGTGCCCTTTGTTTCAGCCCAAAAAGTTGTATCGCCTCTTTTTATACGGGCATCATAAGTATACCCGTCTCTTTTATCTTGTTCCCAAATTGGTTCCATAGTTAATTAAAATAATTAGATTTAATTAATTGTTCTTTGAGCTTGTCGACCACAAGCTCTTTATTATATCCTTGCTGTGTTCTCTCAAAAGCAGCAAAGTCGTTTCCTATAATTATTGGCTTAAGAAAAGGCCCTAAAAACCTTCCTATTAATTGAACCGTTTCACTACGACCATCAACATAAACTATCCCTCCCGGCTTAATATTATCTATAATTCTGAAAATATCTCCGTTCGGAAATCTAGCAAGGTGTCCATTGTGTAAGAAATCTCCCGGACCATCTATTATCACCATATCCCATTCTCCCTCAGGTAAATTTTTGTATCCAGAAAATTTTGTTTCCGGAACCTCCTCCAGCTCAAATACCTCTGGTTCACAATGCACTATATTAACTGGTTTACCCACAACTGAATATATAAATGGTCTAGCTATTTTTATACATTTTTCAAATTGCTCTACCGATATCACCTCGGCATCGGGTAAAATATATTTTAAAACCGCCGCTGAGGCACCTATGCCAGTTCCTAAATCTAAAACCTTTTTAGGTTTATATTCCACAGCAAACCTTGCTAAATTCAAAGCATCATTCAAGGATATTATCCATTTGCCCTCTGGATGAGAAGCAAATCTTTTCCAAATCTCTCTTATCCCCAAAACATCCGTTGTTCTTAATCCTTTTATTTTTTCTGGTCCCAAATGAACCACCCTTAAAGGATTGGTATCTCTTCTTTTGAGTTTCTTTACCACTGGCTTACCAAACTTCTCAGAAAGTTGAAGAATCTGTTCATAAGCTAAATTATATCCATATAGCCTATCCCCTCCGTATCTTTCTTTATTTCTTAAAAGTTCTGATTCGTTGCCGTGAATAGAAACCTTTACCCCCATACCAGTAGCAATTCCCAACCAATACTCAACACATCCCTTTTCATAAAAATATTCTGTCCCAGAAGATTGATTAACTCCCCATATTTGAAGCTCCTCTACTCCTCTTAAGAGAGCATAACAAATCATATAAGCAATTGTATTGTTAAAATAAGGAATTCCAAATTCTCTAATAGCTTCCTCAATAGGAAAAGCTTCTGATTTTGGAATTTCTTCATACTTGTAAGGCCCAATAAAGGGAATATTTAATTCATTTATTTTGTTAATAACATCATCTATTTTCCAGATACCCGACGTGACCGACGGCATTTCATCTACAACATCCATTATAAACACTCTATCTAATTTTTTATTGGCAAAAATTAAACCATTTAATCCCCAAACCTCAAATTCGTCGTTATCTGGACATTTTTCCCAACCTTTTCCCTTGCCTAAAATTCTTATCTTTTTTGAATTTTTAACCATTATTTAATATCCCAACCTCGGTGGCTGGGGAGCATAAAGCCCCCCAGCCTCAATTCGTTAAGTACTAGTAACTGTAGTAGGAACTATTCCTCCTCCTTCACCAGTATCATTGTTAATATAATTTTCTAACCATTTAGTTGCACCAGTTTTAACTAAAGCATTGATATCCGCTTGAGTGTCGCCGCTTCCTAATCCATTATAGGCAACTAATCCCTTCGTGTTAGAATGAGAAATCCCAATAGTTAAACCAGCGGTATCAGAATTATTAACTGAATTTTCCTTAATTAATAATCCTGAAGATGCAGCAGTACTATCAGATTCTATTCCTGCACCAGAAAATTCTCCAGTAATATAATTTTTCTTAACCTTGACAAAATCAGCACCGCCAACAATCAAAACACCGGTCTCTGGACCAGTTGTATCCTCCATTGCGATTTCATTATCCTCTATTAAAGAATGATCACCATTGGCAGTCACTCTAATAGTAGTAATGAAATCATCACCGTTGCTATCAAATTGAAATGAACATCTCTTAATAGCACAAGCTGCACCATTTACATCTACGCCTCTGGTTATACCACTAACTGACGCTAACAACCTAAAGTTTTCCAAATGAATATTGTCAGTATCTAAAGATACTGAACCGGAAGTAGCGTCAAATTGCAAAGTTGGTCTATTATTACCACTTCCCAAACCAATAAATTTCACCCCATTAACATTAATAGCCTTATCACTGGTAATAGACTGGGAATATCCGGGCATTACAAATACCACATCACCCTTGCCAGCTCTAAGGTTAGCAAGAAGAGTAGTATCAAACATATCCGAATAAACCCTTACCACACCATCCTTATCAGGAGGAAATTCATTAACAAAATCCACAAAAGAAGTATCATCTGTATCACCAACAAAAAATACCTTAGACAAAGGAGAAACATCGGGTAATATTTTGGAGATTGCTCCCCATCTTGATAATTGATTTTCTCTAGCCATGATAAATTTGATTATTACGGCTTTCCTTTATAGCGAGGATTGCCCGCTTGGCGGGGCGGGGATTAAACCCCGCCTCGCCTAGGAGGACTAGCTGCAGTTATCATGCCGCACCATCCCCTGATGAGAATTTTATCCAAACCCCATTCAAAATAGCTATGCCGTAACCTGCACGTGTCCCGAACAACCAATCATCCGTAGAGAAATCTTCACCTTGATCGGCTTGAGGAGACTTCAAGTGTGGTTCTTCCCAAATTGCTAAATGAGCAGTGGAAAGTTGGCTTGAAGCAATTCCCCAATAATGCCTCTTAGAGGTGTCAATTCCTCCAGCTGCGGTTGTTGGAATAAGCGGCAGGATTACGTGTCTGTACTTTCCTCTGTAAACGTTCATTACGCCTGAGTTAGGACCTTCAACCTCGGCAGTAGATTGAAGATACTCTCTGGCCGCGTTTACATCGGTGGGGTCTGCAGTAGTCCAAAGGATGTCATACAATCCCGGCGTAACTGGTATAAGTTCCCCCATGTGGTTGAACGTCTGCTCTGTTACCAACCTTTCAAGTCCTTCCAAGGCACCTCTAGAAATTCTGGGGTTACCCGCCAGACGATTCCTATAAGTGGTAGAAGAACCTCTTAGGGTATGAACAGTACTAAACAGAGCCAAACCATCACCGGTTGACACATCAACTGATCTTCCGTCTCTATCTGTATAAGAGGTGGCAGTACCGAAAGTGATTCGGTGGGTCAAATCAAGCTCCATCCTGTTTACAGGTAATCTAGCAAGATTAGTTAAACGATTAACTACTTCAGGGTATTTGTTGCGAGTTCTCATTTCATAAGTAATTGAAATGTCTTTCGCAACCCTGTAAACAGTTAATGTTTTAGTATAACCTTGCTGTACCTTAGCCCTTCCAGCCTGTTGACCCTCACCCTTATAATCAGCATAGAGCTCGAGGTCAATCTCAGTGTACTGTTTACTTTCACCAGTATTCGCCGGAACATTTTCAACCTTGAACAAGCCTGATGACCTTGCAGACGTATCGGTCATCTCAAGCGCTCGTTCAAAGATGACATCCGCAAGCTGAACGAATACATTAAGCGATACGGTATTTAAATCCATCTCAAACGAGCGCTATTAGGTATCAAGGTCGTGCGTTGCTGGTTTTCGCAACGTAGTTCTAGCAAACCGACCGCGAACCTTTGTAGAACTGACTACCTGAGTAATTAAGAAGTGTGGAACGCTAGAATCATCAATATCAACAGTGGCTCTCGGATTTGTGGTATCTCCTGTATCTATGGCACAGAATCTACCAACATCTGTATCCGTAGCACCACCGTCTGAATCTGTTTCTACCTCCCACACAACATCCTCAGAAGCCATCAATACGGGGACTTCGTCTGCTGAATCAGTAGTAGCAATAGTCTTCCTAGCAACTCCGATAAGTTTATCATCGGAATCGTTAGCAGGAAGACCAAGTTGTCCACTAGTATTGATTACAACAGCACTACCGTCAACTATCTTAAGGTCGGTATCCCCCTTAGTAAAGTACTCAACGGCCGGCTTTCCCTTGTACACTCTGAAAGCCATAATATAATAGCGCCTTTTGTTAAATTACAATGGGCCGTAATTGTGGCTCGACCTAACCACAGACCCGCCTTGTCTACGTTTTACAGGGTGTCTCCCCGGGACAAGGGATTTTACTTACAAGGTCTTTTCTGACCTGCAATGCGGATTTACAGGAATCGAACCTGTATTTTTTCCAGTAACCCGTTTTCTATAAAAAACAAACGGACACCCCTATATAAGGTCAGTGTCCGTCCGTTCTTCGGTTGGGACTATTTATTTAATTTTATTATAAACTATTTCAAAAATAAAATCAATACCAGTTATTCACAGTTCTTCCATTTCTGATAAATCTTCGAATCTTTCAGCTATTTTTAATCTATATGGCAAACCATGTCTTGTTAAAATCTTAATTTCTGCAAATCTATATTTATTTCTAATAGCAAAAATCAACCTCTTTTCATTCTCGTGAAGTTCTCCTAATTCTATAGTTAATTTTTTTTCTTTATTTTCATTCATTTTCTTTATTGGTTTGACTACCCTGAGACTGCATTTTTAAAACCTTATCAACATCAGACATGGTTCTTTTTCCCAATTCTTTTCCCCATAAAACTTCGTGGGCTTTTTTATTATTATATTCCAATGAACTCTTGACAAGATTAAATAAATAATCTAATTGTTCCATTTTTATATCCCAATCTAGCAAAACCTGCAATATATCCTTTGTAACCGCACCAAGTTGCTTATCCCATAAAGCAGTCAAATCCATTGGTTTTTTAGTAATAGAAACCTCACTCATTTTCTTGGATATTTTTTCCGTTTTTCCCCCACCGAAATCTAACACAATATGATCCCCATCTTCTGTCATGGATTTTATTTTATTATCTCCATAAAACTTAGACATATTAAGATTTTATTTTTCTCGCTTCACTAAAAGCAATAGCTATAGCCTGATCCTTGTCTGTAACTATTTCCCCACTTGAACTTCTTAACTTTCCTAATTTAAATTCATGCATAACCACCTCAAATTTTTCTCTTTGGGCTGGTGTTAATTTTATTTTCGCTCTTTTCTTTTTCTCAGCCATAATTATTCAAATAAATTTTTAGGAACATGCATAGTAATCCCTCCTTCCATTTTACAATGAAAATGGGTTTTCGTATGTCCTTTCTCTAAAATCTTAACCACCTGAACATTCTGAAAAACGGGCAATTTCTTTTCTTCTTTCTTTGCTTCTTTCACTATATCCACCTTAACCTCTTTTTTATCGCTCTTTTCCTTAACGGTTAATTTCTTGGCAACATTCCCCCTTCCAGATCTTTTCGTCGATTTCTTAACTTTTGTTTTTGCTTTAGTTTGCGATTTTTTCTTTCTAGGCATATTAATTAATATAAGTAGAATCAATGGTATATTTTTTACCATCTTCGGTTTCGACCTTTAATATAGTTTGACCACCCTGTTGAGTGGTAGAAATTAATTTAACAGGAATTTTTTCTGTTTTATTTACAAATTCAACATAGGGTACAACTTCCTTTTCTCCATCCTCAAAATACAATTCAATTTCCTGTTTTTCCCTCCATTTTCCTTCACTATCCTTCCAGACCATATTTGTAATCATTTTCCAAGAAAGAATAATCTTTCCCTTATAAACACTTAATCTATAAATCTTGGGACTTTCTTCCTTATGAGTAGTTTCCCAATGAGCCAATCTTCCTCTATCTGCAATCTCTGTAAGTTTTTTAATCTCTTTTTCCTGCTGTTCAACTCTACTAATCAATCTTTCTAAAGCCTTCTTATCGACTTCTAACATCTCTTTTTTCCCTTTATTTTTATTCTCCTGCTTTTCCTCATTTGTGGTTTTATTTTTTTCATCTGTCATATTTGTTTTTTCTGTTTGGCTTTCTGAGAATATTTTTCAATATCTTCATCAGAAACACCAAACTTTTTACCTAATTCAATTACTTCTTGTGAAGATGGTTCTTTTGTTTTGGGTGCTTCGCCACTAAACGTTCCCCTAACTACACTTAAAGGATCTGGTGCAAACTTTCCAGTAGCTAAAAGATAAGCATCCTTCAATGTCTCTCTAGCTTCCTGTTCATTGTCAACGTTTCCCCCTAAACGATTATAGTGATATTCAATTTTTTTCTTAAGCTCATCATCTCCCTCAGCTAAAGCCCCAATCATAGAATCAATTTGAGATTTAAATATTGAGGTTCTTATATTCCTAACCTCTTGAGAAAATTCTTCCTTTAAAACATCTCTTTCCTTGGAAAGATTCTGAAGCTCAGTCTCCAATTTTTTTATCTGAGCACGAGCTGCGGCCCAATCCTTAGTTCCTTCTCCTGATTTCTCCAGAGTTTCCTCAGCAGCACTAAGCCTGAGTCTCATCTCTTCAACCTCTTTTTCTTTTTCAGCTAATTTTTCCTGAAATTCTTTTTCAGCTTCCTCTTTTGCTGAAGCAACGGCCTTTTCTTTTTCTTCTCCAATCAAAGCCTCAACTTCTTCATCTGTAAGAACCTCAATTTCTTTTCCTTCTTTATCAACTATTTTTTCTGGCATATTACATCTTTTTAAGCGTCTTAGCCAAAGCGGCTCTACGCTTTAAAAGCGTTGTTACTTTAATTTTCTTACCCCTAAAAGTAATTGTGTCGCCTGTTTCCGCCGACCTAATCTTATTTAAAACAGAAACAGGAATTTTCTTTTCTTCTGGAACACCCAGCATTTTACTTAAACTACCCGGCTTTTTAATAGCTTTTTGTATCCACTTTTTAGCCATTATTCTGTTTCAGGAATCAAACCGTATTTATCAAAAGATTCTTTCGGTTTGATATTTTCCTGATGTCTTGAATTTAATATTCGAAAACGGTCCTCAACAAGACCAATACCGTTGATAGTCCCCCTACCGACCAATGACTTCTCCCAATCCTTAACCTGAGAAGCCACATAGAGGGCCTGTTGAGCTAATAAATACTTTATCTCTCTTTTAAAAACTCTACTATTGAATATAATTGATGCCTCTGCCTCATACTCTTTTCTGTCTTGCTCCGATAAACCATTTAAATATTCATCAATATCCTCGGGATTAATTGATTGAAGATAGTATCTATTAGCTAAAAAGTAAGCCTCGTCTTTTTTCTGGCTTTCATCGTCTTTTTTATTATTTTTCTTAAACAAACCCCTTATCCATTCAATCATGTCGCTGGCATCCCAACACTAAGATTTATTCTGGGCCTCTCAACCCTTCTTTCTGCCGGAGGCGAAGTAATGGTTCCCTCTGTCCTTCTTCCTCTTCCTTCTGAAAGCTGTTCCTGACCTAACCCCCTAACAGGCTTAACTTTCTTAAATAATTTATCAGAATTTTCCTCCCAATTAACCGCAAATCTCTCACCCAAGTAAGCCCAATCAACCTCAATACCCTTATCTGGCCTATCAAACAACATAACATCAGCCAGCATTTCTCTAAACATAAGCTTACTTGTGGGTGAGGTTCTTTTTTCTCGCGGTATAATAGAAACATTAAACTGATAACTTAAATTCTTAATAACATCAGCATTTAATTCTACAATTCTAGTGGGAATTCCTGTTTCTTGGCTAACCCTTTCCTCTTCTTTAAACAACTCAAAAGCACTCTTAGTTTCATCAGTTACCTTTACTTTTCTTTGTCCAACACCAACTCCACTAATAGGAATTTTCCTACTAAAGGATCTGAATTTTCTCTTCAAAACTCCTTTAACTTCATCGATTACCTCATCCACCGGATCAAACCAATGTTCAAAAATATTCTTAATCCTCAAAATAGATAATTTCTTTTCAAGCATAGCCATAACAAATATAACCAAACCAAGCACCAGCCGAGCCTGCCTCTGAACTTCAATTATCTGAGTGGCAGTCGGCGTTCCTTGTGGTTGCTGACCCGTAAATGTAGGATTAACCGTTAATTGATCAATATTATTTTTAATAATTTCCAGAACAGCCGCTTCAGCATTGGTCAATCCCCTAGCATCGGGCAACATAGGCTTTAATTGATCTGGATCAACACCATGGGAAATAACTCCCGGCATCAAAACCCTTGAAGACAAAACCCTTCCAGTTAAGTTACCCAATGGCGGTTTAAACGATTGCTGAGTTTTCAAAACCATCAATCTTAACATTTCATCCCAAACAGCAACCTGAAGACGAGTAACAGAAGGAAATGATTTACCATAAGCAAAGTGCGGAGAAATTATTGAAAAAACTTGTTTCACTATTGAATAATCGCCATGCTTCCAAGGCATAGGAAATCCAATAGGCAACATCGGAATAGAGTTTATTATTATTTGAAACTCGTTATTGGGCTTATCCTGATATTTAATAATTTCCACCTGTTCATTCCTAATATCAGTTAAAAGCCAATTAGAATTATAAAGAGTATTCTCCCCTTCTTTCGAGGGCTGAAAATTCTTTCTATATTTACTCACATATTTCCATCTCTCCCAAGTGCCATAAATTTGTTCAGCCACCGAATAAGGCAAAATCTCAACAGTAAAAATATACGGTTGTTTATCCATTTCAAACTGGGTAATATCTCCAAGATAAACTTTTTCATTTTGTATTATTTCTCTTGAGCAACCCTCAAACACTTTTTCTAATCTCTGAGTCCATTTAGCTGTACTACCATCAAAAGATTTAGTAAACGTTTTTTTAATTCCTATTTTTTCAACCCAATCCTCATTAACAAAAACAGTTCCTTGTTCCATTAAGGTATACTGCCTCAACAACTTCTTTTCTTCGTCCTTATCCAATTCTTCTGTTTTCCAAATAATATCCTCTATAGACTGCCCCAAACCCGCAATTTCAATATTATCCTTATCATAAACATTAACATCAGGACTTAAATCTAAATTATTAACTGCGGCTAAAATAGCAAACATTTTTTGCCTTATAGTCCCTGATTGATAATTGGTTTCTTCCCTATTCTGCCTCGGCTGAATATAAGAATTAGCAAGTTTCCTGTTTTCCTCACAGTATTTAATATAAGTCATTCCATCAAACTCAACTCTAGTCTGATCACGGGCATTTTTCGCTCTTGTTAATTTTTTCTGTAAATTACTTAAATATTCCTTTTCTTCGTCGGTATATTCCGGTTTCAAAGTTTCCTTGGGTTTTTCAAGTAATTGTGATTTTAATTTTAAATCTTTTTCTGCCATAAATAATTAATAAAGTTAATCAATTAACAAAGTTGATCAATCAACAAAGTTGATCAATCAACAAAAATTATTAAATTTCAAACAAAGCATAAGGATTAAAATCTTCTTTTGAAATAACCGAATCCTTTTCTTTGTCTATTCTTAGATCAACCCCATGATAGAAAGTCATAAAAAACGCATCTCCCCTGTCAGGACTTCTCCCTAATTTTGTTTTAAGCTTAGGCTTATGGAGAATCTGTCTCTTACCCGAAAGATTGTTCCTGTACATAAAAGCTAAAATATCCTTCCTTAACTCATCGCCATATATAGTCCCCCCTCTTAAAAACCATTCTCTGGCCCTAAAACAACATTCAGCCCTTTTATTTAAAAACGTTTCCTCGTCACTGGGTTTTTCAGCCCAGTTCATAGCCGTAGCATTCATCCTCTGGTCAAGTAGTACAAGATCAGACTTAACATTCGCGCCTATTCCGAAATTATCAATAACAATATCATAGGGATCAACATTATGTTCTCTGACAATATCTAATGTTCTGGCAGCAATTTCCTTGGAATTAGATACTTGTTCTATGGCGACAACCCTAGCAAAGTAGTTATCGCGCAAAACCCAAACCGTCAGATTATCCCCTTCTCCCGAGGGATCAATCCCTAAAACCTTTCTTCCGGGACTGAATTTTATAGGATCAACACTTATATGAATATCTTTTTCTGTCAGAAGCGGTATCCATCCCTGATCATCCATCTGCTCAGAAGCAGGAAATCCCCCGAGAACCCTGATCCTGTATTCATCAGAATCTCTTCCCCATTTTTTCAACATTCTCTCTATATATCCCTCTTCAACTATCGGAGACTCCTCGGAATTGAACGACAAACAGGTCCAGTATTCTCTGTCTGAATGATGACTATCGTAAAAATACCCGGTATTCCTCGTTCCATTTCCTATCAGGATAACCAGAGTGTTGGGACCGGTTAGGGACCCCTCGGCAGACCTGAAAATTTCATCGGGCACGGCGCTTGATTCATCAACGACTAGAAATACAAAATCGCCATGTAACCCCGCAATCGCCTCAGGATTTTCCTTTCTTGCTGTTCTGGCTCTGGCAAACCAAGTATCGGGCCTTTCCTTAACCCTTATATATCCCGCCTGATAATCAAACAAATCCAATTCCTTAACTTCATCAGGCATTCTATCCAGCCACTTACTAACCTCTTTCCATAAAACATCGTGAATCTGTTCCGAGGTAGGAGCCGTAGCTCCTATCTGAGCATCGAGGTGACAAAACAGATACCAGATAATCAACCAAGACAAGCAGCTCGATTTACCTGTGCCATGGCCTGATACCACACTTATCTTATTTTTCCCGGTCCTTATCGCATCCTCAACGGCCAGCAGAAGCAACCACTGCTGCCACGTCACATGTTCTCCAAGCCTAAACTTTTCAAAGTGCCATTCCTTTATCTTGTCATAATCCCTGCTTTCTATATATCCTTCAACCTCAGCCTTATATTCTTCTTTAACCGGCTGAGGACTCAAGCCCCACATTTTCTCTATAAAGTAAATGGGACTTTTCTGAAACTTTTTCATTATTATCTTGTCTATTATTTCCATTGTTTATATCGACTAATAATTTAGCCAAAGAAAAATTACCCTGAATATTTACATTTTTTGGTTTTCCTAAAACACGATCAAGGGCATAAATAATCGCATTGAGCGACGGAGGGGTTTTGTAATATTTAATAACCTTATTGTCTTTATCAACCTTGACAGCAACATGGACCCCTTCAATCAATTCAAATAACTTATCCGTTATCCATTTTCCCCTATTTCCAATCCTTTTAACTACTCTTTCCTCTAATTTTTTCCTAACATCCTGTCTCCTGCCAGCAATAACTTTTGTGTTTCCTAAATAATATTCTGTAACTAATTTTTCAAGACCTTTATTAGAAGCATCAGTTATTACCATATCCTCTCCTCTTCGCTCTAATAATTTTCTAATTTCTCTAACTTCTTTTGCAGATTGGCTTATTTTTGGCATTAGTTAATAAAGTAAATAAATTTACAAAATTAATTGATAAATAAAAGTTAATTGATTAACAAAAACCCCAAGGATGAACCTTGAGGTTAATGTCAGGTAATCTGAATATAGAAACCATCAACTTTTCGGGCAGATTATTAAACACAAATAAAATTATATTTTTTTCACTACGCAGAATCTATACGATGGCCAGCGATCGCATAATTCTCCGTAATGAAAAATCAATAAAGTTAATTAATCAACAAAGTTGATCAATCAACAATTTTATTAACAATCTACCTATGGATGGTTTCTACGTATCGCTAGTACACCAACCCTAACGATACATCATACCTATTATGAAGTATATATCAAAAAATAAAAAAAGTCAAGGTTTTATTGTGGATAACCTTATATTATTCCACCATTTTTTAAATTCTGAAAAATCTTTAGCCACAAACGACAATCCACCGAAGTATTCTATATTCTTTAAAAAACCTTTTTGCTCTAAAGAAAGCCTGTCTTTTCCTATTTTAACCTCTATCGCTACTAACCGGCCATAAGGTGGAATTATTGCCAGTATATCTGAAACACCTTTTTTAGAGGCCACCCTCCATCTATTTATACGGGAATCAAACAAACCAGTAGATGAAGCCCGCCACGCATAGCCACCTGTCTTGTAAATATAATTGATTATATCATTGGTTAATTCATTTGCTTTTGACAGATATAGTTAGGATACAATAATTTAGAATTTTAGTCAAGTTGATAAATCACGAGCATGGATGGGGATTTTTCCCTAGAAATAAAGGAAAGGGAGTTGGGGATTGGGAGTTGGGGATTGGGAGTTGGGAGTTGGGAGTTGGGGATTGAAAATTATTGGTCTTGACTTTTTCCTAAGAGCAGGTTCTAATACAGATAGCTGATTCTTATATATATGTATATATATACATATATTTTTTTTTCAATATTAGGGTAACATACAAGTTAACGTTAAAAAAAAAACATTTAGGGTATACTCCTCTCTACGATAGGGCTAACTGATTTTGTATAAATATAGTAAAAATGAGGGTTTTTGCTATTTACAAAATTAAAAGATGTTGTGTAATTTATTATCTGAGGGGGTGTTGATAACTACTATTGACAAATTTTGGTAGAGAGTTACCATATAGATATGGTAAAGAAACATAAAATCTTCCTAATGATGTCGGATCGTGAAAAGGAAATCTTGGAAGCTATTAAGGAGAAATTAGGTGGTAATACCTCTGAAATTATTAGAGGACTTATTAGAGAGAAATATGTCAAGATGTTTCCTGAATATACTCAAGCTAAGAAAGAGAAGACTCCTAGACAGAAATTTTTTGATTCTCTTGAGTTACAGGAGCCTAAGAAACTTTGTGAATTTTTAGGTGGTGAGATAGTGATAGATGAGGGAATAGAAAAGTGTTTTAAAGGTAAAGTAACTCCTTATGGTAGAAGTGGAACTTATTTAGATTTAAAGAAAAGTGTTTTGGTTCCAGAGATAAAGGCCAGATTTAATGCTGGTGAGATAGATATACCAGAAGAATTTTTAAAATAAATTGGCCATAACATCTTTTGGCCACACCCCCCTATTTTTTGAGGGGGTCTTTTTTACCCCTAACTTCTGTTAGATAGTCTCTAACCTTGACCACCTTTTCGCGCGGGGGTCGGCTCGTTTTCTGTTTTTATGGAAACATTGATAAACTTTAGTAAAAAATAATAAAAAAACAAAATGATTTTTAGGGGTTAGGTAAAAATATAGTAAAAATGCGATTTTTAGGTTCGCTTTATATAATGAAATGCGTTATTAACACTTGACAGATTTTCTGGGTTTGATATACTCCCTTTAGAGAGTTTAAAAAAAAAGGAATTAAAAAATATAAAATATAGAGGCCAACAAGTAAGAAAAACATCTGGGCTTTAATCTATATTTTATATTCCGGCCACTAAACACTGGCCACTAAACAAGAGTTTAAACACACACCAAAGTTTAGATTCTTGTATCTCTTTTAAACTCTCTCCGGGAGTCGCAATTGAATAAATTGCCCTTCTCTTTTAGGGTTTTCTCGGAGGTCAACGTAGTAAAACCTTTAAATTACCAGTTAACCGCTGGCTGGTTCATTAAAAATGGCAATTAAAATTGTATCTACTAAAACATTTAATAAACCATATTGGAATAAAAACGATATTGAAAACTGGTTGATTAAAAATGGAGTTAAAAATAATGATTATGTATCTATAGATGGAGTTAATAATAGAGTTTATGATGTTCTTAAAATTCAAGAAGTTAAAGAATATATCCCTGCTATACCTAAAATTAAATTGAAACTAAAAAGAATAGTAAATAAATATGGTTGTCAATATCAAGTTTATTATAAGATATTAAAAACTTGGAACGATGAGGTTGAAAATAGTTTTTATTTGAGAATATATTGAAACTATATCCCGGCTCCACCAGCGGGGGGCTGGGATACTCTCCACCTTAACAACTGATTATAAACTCTATTATAGCGGTTCTTATTTATGACTAAAAAAGCAATGATTAAATATATTTCATCTTTTGAAATCTACCCTACAATGAATAGCTGGAATAGAAAATATGGCTATTCCTTCAATGTTAAAATTTATAATTTACCATTAAAAGATGAAGAAAAAAATAAATTATATGAAATCATAGGAGATGAAAATTTATCAGAGTGTTTTTATACAGATATTTATGATTTAATTGAAGTATGGAGATATGCGAATATTAAATTGTTTGGGGTGCATAGAGATGAAAATATTAAAAATATAGAATATCCTAATTTTACAGCTTTTCTTAACGGCAGAAGTTCAGGACATTTAGTTTTAGGTAAATGGAACGGCTACAATTATTGTGGTTCTGGCTGGTGTTTCACAGAGGAGGAATTAAAAGATATGTCTAAAGAAGATGTAAGATATATTTACAAAGTATTAAGAGAATTTGAAAAATTATATAAAAGCATTATCAAATTATGTAGATATTATGCCAACCGCAAAATAGAAGAAAAGACAATAGAGGAAGTAAAAACAATAAAATATAAAACCTTTACTGATTAAATTATTAACTCAATCGTGGGTTAATTACAACATCCGCTAACACCGCAATTGATAGAGTTTATAATTAGCTTTTAGGGTGGAGAGTAGATAATAACAAAGAACATCGGCGGGTTCTTTAAAAACAATATGCAATTTAATTTCGCAACTTTAAGGCAATACTTGCAAGATTTATTTTTTAATCCTAACAACAACATCAAAAGACACGCTAAAGGATTATTAAAAGAGATAGATAAAGACAATAAACTAAAAGATGAGATTGACACCTTGCTTGTGGTAAAAGATGATAAAGAAGTTTTAATTGATATATGGAGGAGGAAGGAGCGTTTATACTGGACAGAACAAGCTGAACAGGCAGCAAAAGATATTTTTAATTCAATGATAGATAAATATGACAAAGATTATACAGAAAGGCAAAAAGATGATTATTTTAATGATTACGCAATGGAATATATAGAAGGATATTTTACCTATTATCACACAGCTTGGGAGTATTTAATGGTTGCATCTCCGGAATATGAAGGCGAAGTGTTTGATACTACTTCACCGGTAGATAACCAAATCACACAGCTGGCAATTACAACCTTCACAAACCAAGTAAGAGATTATTATGACAGAATAAAATAATTTATATTATTCTCTTCTTATCTCGTGGGTATAACCCACTACATAAAAAGACACTATGACCGCCGGATAGTGTCTTTTTATTATTTTATTAACTTTTACAGCTCTTTAACTTAAATGTCCGGTAGCGATGATTGGTTTAAATTTATGACTACTACTAATGGCTTTACTAAAATAAACAATACCCAGCGCAAGGCGTTTGCTCAACTTATAGAAAATAAAACAGGTAAAAAAAGAGATGATGATGATTTTGAAATATTAAAAGAAAAAGAAATGAAAAAAGAATTAGAGCGTTTAAGGAAAAAATACAAAAAAGAAATTGAAATTTATTTAAAAGGGAAACAAGCAGAAAGAAAATTAGAAAAGGTCGGTTTATATACAAGTGGTGATGAAATTGAATTAGGTTGGAGATTAAAAGAAAAAATTGAAGCAAAGATTAAATCAAAAAACAACCATTATAAAGAAAAAGCTATCAGGGATATTTGGTCGGTTCAAACATTGGAGGAAGCTAAAAAAATTGTAGATGATTACTTCTCCCTGTTCATAGATTAAACCATTGTAGATTTATTTACTTTTGTAGATTTATTTACTTTTGTAGATTTATTTACTTTTATTTAAATTATCTATTGGCTGTTATACACCAAAAACAGCTAATAGGTTGGCTAATTAACTCAATCAATCACTCGCCGGACATTTAAGTTAGGGAGTTATAATTTGGTTGTAGGTTTATTTACTTTGTAGGTTTATCTACTTTCATAATTATGGAATATCAATATCAGCAAAAAAACTTTAATGAAACCTTGATTAAAAAGCAACATAAAAAAGATTGCCGGCTGTTTATTTTGGGAATAGCCGGCGTGGTCGTTTATTACATTATAATGGCGCTTCTGTTTTGTCGGGAAGCGTGCGTATTATGAGGGTTGGAGAAAAAGTAAAAGTTATCAACACTCATATTAAAAACAAGCCCCGCGCTTTTGCCGGAGTGTTGGAAAAAATCGGGCGGTTTAGGTCGGGGTTTGTTTATGGTCGTGTTTACAATTCTGATACAGGGGAAAGATATTACTTTGCTATTACTGATGTCTATCCCCTGAATAATAATGAAAAACCGCAGGAAAAACAACAAACAGCGCAGGGTAATATGCTTTTTTAAAGGAAAGGCAAAAGATTTAATGCCGTTTCTTAAAGTTTTGGCTCGTGAATATGAAAACGGGCTGGTCGGTTATATTAATGGCAAGTATATTTATCTTAACTGATAGATATATTTATAAATTATGCTTTACAATAAATTTAATTTAGAAGTTAGTAAGTTTGCAGGAGATAGTTATGGTTCTAAACCAGAGTTAGGGGGAGTGTTCTTTACTTCTCGGGCGACAGCGGCAAGCGATGGTTATAAATTGATAGAAGTTAGTGTTCCAAGCGAGTTGAAGCCGGAGGAATACCCGAGTGTTAACGGAAAGAAAGCGATGAGGGGTTGCCGCCCGTTTATAGTGCCGGCGCCGGCGTTGAAGGAAATTAAGATAAATAATGGTAGTTCGTTGCCAATATTGAATTGTATAGGTGTTGGTCATTTAGATAAGGAAAAGGTGGAGTTTTTAAATACCAACCTTGATGAGAGTGAAATTAAAACTATTAAAAAAATAGAAGCAAAGTATCCGGATTATCAGCAGTTGTTTAATCAAGAAAAGCCAGTATTGGAAATATCGGTTAATGCTAAATACTTAAAAGAAATAATGGACTTTATGAGTAAATTCGTTGATACGGGGTCAAAAGAAGTAAAAATAAAACTTTATGGTTCAAATAAGCCGATTATGTTTACAGCGGAAAATAACAGCACTCGCCAGAAAGTTCGGGCTTTGTTGATGCCGATTACTACAACTAAATAAGGCGCTTGATGTTGCCGGTTATACATACACCAGAGTATAGTCGGCAACAATGAGGCGCTTTGTAAATTTATTTACCTTAACATCAATAATTATTAAGACAAACAGAGAATGGTTAAGTTCGGTTGTCGGTTAAACTCACCGCGCCATTAAAACTTAATGCTGGCTGTTTGCTTGAAATTATTGATTGCGCCTCAACCTTGACATCAGCTTGTTTAAGCCGGTAATGCCCTTTCCGTTAATAAGGGCTGGCGTATCGGAAATAGACGATTGGGCATAGGGCAACCGCAGAGCTTGGGACTATGAGGGAAACCTCCTCTCAAGCGGCAACTCTATTGTGATTTACCCGGTATCACATAAATAGAACCGGGAGCGTTGCAGAGGGGCGCAATGAGTTTAAATATACACCAAAATTTAAACTCGTTAAAAATCTGTCTTTAAAATTTGAATATCAAAAGCGTCCGGCTTAAAGCGGTGAGGCGTTTTTTGGTATTCGCTTTGTTTATGAAAAAAAATAAAAAAACATTTTATCATAACATTTGCTCTATAGAGCATTGTGGAAAAATAGCTCGCTTTAGAGAATTCAGAATATATGAAATTTGGTCGTTAGATGAAGAAGGAGATGTTAAAAAAATGATTTATAAAGAAAATGAATGTGATGAGGATTTGGCATTGTGCGAGGAACACGCTCGTGAAGCGGGCTGGATATAAAGTTGATCAATCAACAATCATGATACTAACCAAAGAGGATAATTTAATAGGAATTAAATTTGATTATAACTCCAGACTGGTAAATTTAGTTCGGAGTTTGTCTTATAGGCAGTATAATCCGGAAAAAAAGATGTGGACTATTCCGTTGGCTGGCTCTGAAGCATCTCTTCGGAGGTTGCTTAGGGCGGGATTTAAAATGGACAGCGAATTGGAAGATGCGTTAATACAAGAAAAAGAATTGAACGATGAGATTAAAAAATTGATTAGCCGGTCTTCAGCAGAATTTCCTACCTCTCTTCCTCTGCTTAACTATCAGAGGGTGGGGGCGAAGTTTTTGGATAAGATTGGCAATGGTTTGCTTGGCGATAGTATGGGGCTGGGAAAAACTATTCAGGCGTTGGCGATATTGGAAAAAAACAAGCCGGAAAAAGTTTTGATTATATGTCCGGCTATATTAAAACATCAATGGAAATCAGAAATTGAGAAATTCGGTTTGGGTTGGTCGGTGGTTATTATTGAAGGAAATATCAGAGAGAGGAGAGAATTGTGGAAAAAAGAAGCTATGGTTTATGTGGCTAACTACGAATTATTGTTAAGGGATTTTGAAATGATGAATATGAGAAATTGGGATTATATTGTGGCTGACGAAGCTCATAGGATATCTAACCCGTTTGCTAAGCAGAGTAAGGCAATCAAAAGATTAACAAGCAAAAAAAGACTGGCTTTGACTGGTTCGCCTATAAGCAACAGGGCTGATGAATTGTGGAATATATTAGATTTTTTAAATCCCGGATGTGTCGGAAATTACTTTGAGTTTGTAAACAGATATTGTATTAAAAATCAATGGGGGGGAATTTTTGCTTATCAAAATTTAGAGGAGCTCAAGGAAAAAATAAAAAGATATATGATTAGGAGAACCAAGGAACAGGTTTTAAAAGAGTTGCCGGATAAAATAATTACCGAAATGCCGTTCAGGTTAAGCGACGAGGAAAGGAGTTTATATTCCTACATAAAAGAGGAAATTTTATATGAAATTAAAAAATCGGATATAAGCAAGATAGAAAATCCGATGAGTATTCAGCAGACATTGGTTAAGTTATTACGGCTTCAACAGGTGGTTAATTCAATGGAATTGGTTGGGGAAAGGCAAAAATCAAGCAAATTGGAGCTTTTAAAGGAATTATTGGAAGAGGGAATAAACAATGGGCAGAAAGCATTGATATTTACTAAGTTTGAAAAGATGACACCTATTTTAGCCAGAGAGTTAAAGGAATACAATCCGGTTATTATTAGCGGAAAAATAAATGAAAAAATAAGACAGCAATATGTAAAAGATTTTAATGAAAAAGAAGATAATAAAATTCTCATAAGCACAAGTGCCGGTAATTACGGATTGAATTTGCAGAGAGCCAACCTCGTATTCCATTATGACCAAGAGTTTTCATTGGCGAAAATGGAACAAAGAACCGGCAGGGCTTATCGGATTGGACAAAAAAATAAGGTTTTTGAATATCATCTTTTGGCTAAGGGAACGGTGGATTATCACTTCAGAAGGATTGTCAGGAGAAAAGCCGAACTTTCTGGCACGGTTCTCGGCGATACGCCGATAACAATGGCAGAAGTTCAGCAATTATTACTATGAAAGCCCCCAAGATAAAAATTAAATATTTAGATGCTGAACAGATTAGAGAAATTATAAGGGGAATACCCGCCACTGAATCGGGTTTGATGTATAAAACCCTGATTGTTGTTTTATTTACTACAGGATTAAGAATTAGTGAAGCGCTTAATTTAAAAATTAAAGATTTAAAACTTGATTCTAAGATAACTCAAGAGCTTGCTGTTGTGGGAAAGGGCGGATATACAAGAACGGTATACTTTAGTCCGGATACATTAAAAATGATAAAGAAATGGCTTAGTGTAAGAAAAGGAAAAAAATACAATAAACCAGATAAGAGGGACAGGGTTTTTCCTGTCAGTGTTAGGTCTGTTCAAAAACAGATTAAAAAATGGGCTGACTGGGCCGGATTTGAAGCTACCCCTCATACTTTTAGGCATTCTTTTGCGGTTCACACCTTGTCAAAATTGGGAAATTTAAGATTTACTCAGGAATTTTTAGGGCATAAGAGTATTCTTAATACTCAAATCTATACTCAAATAACCAATAAACACTTACGAAAAGCTCATGAAGAGATTTTCACTTAATCATTTATGAGAAAAGAATTTCATTATTTAATGTATTGTAAAGAGTGTGGAAAAGAATTTTCGGAAAAGGAAAAAAATCCTCGTTTTCCTTATTTATGTCCGGAACATGTTGAAAAAGCTATTAAAAGAAAGAAGATGCTTGAGAGACTTCATCGGATTCGGAAATATTCTGTGATTCTTCCGCGTTTTCTTCGTCGAGCAGGTCGCTCTCCTTTTTGATTTTTTCAAATTTACGGACCAATTCTATATATTTATCTTTCATTTTCCAGCGATCGCCATAGGGTCCGACACCTTTGGCTCTTTCTGCTACTTCAAGAGCAACCAATTCCTCTAATCTATATCTGACCGTAGTGGTCGGCCGGTCTATTTTAGTGGCTAATCCGGTAGTAGTTAGTTCATTGTATTTTGCCAGTTCTTGAATTATAAGTCGCTTAGATGACGGTATTGAGTCAAGGGCTATTTTGTAAAGAATATTATGGTCTTCTGGCTGAAGTTCCATTTTGCCGGTTTCGTTGAAATTAACAACAGAAAGCGCTCTGGCCATGGTTTGTAGGGCGGCCGCCATTCTGGTTGGCATCTCCGGCGGGTAAACCTCTGTTATTTCCTGTTGGGGGCTTCTCCAGTTTCTTTCCACTTCGGATCTTACTCTTGTTGAAAATTCAGCCAGAGATATCAGGTCTTTTTTTAATGTTTCGGGAATCTTGACTTTTTCCTTGGGTATTTCCGCGTTTTCTATATATTCCTTGGTTAAATCAGCCAGCCATCCTCTTTTTTCATCAAGTTCGCCGCTTTCTTGATTTTCCATGCTTTTGTTCGCCGCGGCTTTGGCTTCGGGTTGAATGAAATTATAAAACAAAAATCTTTCGCCCATTGAAACATAATCCTTTTTCTTACTATGGATAGCATAGGTAGAGCCGGCAATTACCGTCACCTTGCCTGCCCACTCTTGTTTTTTGCCCGTTCCGAATTGTTTTATATATCTTCCATCGTAAATTTCTCTCATTTGAGCCATTAAAACAGATTTTGTATCTTTATTCTCTGATAAAATTGAAGTTAAATCTTTAAATGTAATAATGCCGTTTTGTTCCTGATCGGTTCCTTTGGAAAGGTTGTGAAGTAGAGAAGCGCTTTCGCCGCCCTTGCTTATTCCGGATAAAAATGTATTGGCGGTTAGGGTGGAAAGAGGATGAACATATTTGCATTTAGACAAAGCATTTATTATTTCGCTTTTTCCCCCAGCCGAAGGAGCCACGATAATTAGCCATATCGGATCAGATTTTAAAAGATGAGAAACATACAAGGAAACCAAGACCTTGATAATATAAGGGTCCTCCAAGAGATATACACTTCCAAAAGCTTCTCTAAGTTTTTGAAGAGTAATTTTGTTTTTTTCTTCCATAATTTTATTTATTTATTAAACGACGGACTGCGGTTATGAAATCGCATCCGTCTCTTTTCATTATAAAATCTATTGAATCCCCGGCTTCATTGCATCCATAACAATAAAAATGATTGTCCTTTAGATAAATCGCAAAGGAAGGATTTTTTTCCGGGTGAAAAGGACACAATCCCCACATTATATTGTTTTTCTTTTTTAATTGGCCGAAATAAAGAGAGTCTATGGGTATTTCCCGGGCTCGTTGAATATCAAAATCTGTTATCTTATTTGAATTTTGCTTGATTTCTTTTTTGTTTGGTCTTTTAAGTAGCGCTAAGTAAAAAGAATTTCTTTTTATCTTTTTTTCTTTATTTTCTTTAAGTGGTTCTAAAAATATTATATCTCTTACGAGAGTCCAGAACCACCTATCTTCCGGATTAGATTTAGAAAGAATTTTATTATTAAAATTTATTCTTGTTTCTTCTGCTTGTTTTAAATCTTCTTTCCATTTTTTTATTTCTTGTTTGAGTTTTTTCTTAAGGTATGGTTTGGCGGCTGGAAAAATTTTTAACAATTCTTGAAAAGTATATCGGGGTTGAGACTCAAGCCATTGCTTTTCCAGTTTGTCAGCCAACATTATTTCTTCTTCATCATAAAGTCCGTATTTTCCTACATATTTATTTATTGACCAAAGATAATAAAGCATATTTAATTAAACAATTCGTTAAGTTATCCACAGATTTTAATTTGACGGCAGTTTAATTATAACATACAATATAAAATATGGGTATACCTAAAGCTGTTGATAAGTCCAAAAAGAATAAGCGGAGGGGGGTTAAAAAAGATATTCATAAATATCCCTATTTAGTTGAAATTAGGAATGAATTAATATTAGATCTTAAAAAAAGAGGATTATCCACTCAAAATATATCAGTTATATTTTCGAGCGGATTGTCCAAGGGTCGAGTCAGTCAAATAATTAAAAATAAATTTAATAAATAACCATGACTAAAAACGACGAATTTCAAGAAGTTAAATCCTCAGTTGTTTCTTGGGGAAAAGTCGGCGATTATATTCAGGGCACACTGGTTGATATAAGAATTCGCGAGGTTCAAGACGAAAAAAAGGGTTTGGTTAGGAAAAATGTATATGAAATTCTTGCTGATGAGGGACAATATCACGAAATCGATGAAAACAGGAATCCAGTTGAACCGCCGATTAAATGTGAAAAAAATGATTTTTATCAAGTATGGGGCGGAAGAGAGATTATAGATAATGGTATGAGAAAAATAAAGATCGGCCAGAAAGTAAGAATTGTTTTTACAGAACAGCTTGAACCGAAAAAGAAAAATTATTCTGGATTTAAGATTATTAAAGTATATGCCGGACCAATGGATGAAGAGTGGTTGAATAATCAATATCAAGAAGCGGAACCTGATGTTAATCCCGGATTTTAATGAAATTAGAATTTAAAACAAAATATAAGGTTGAATTAGCTCCTACTCTTAGCGGTCATTGGTATAAAGTTTGGAAAATAAGTCCTAAGGGCAAAGAAAAATTTATAGGATATTATCCTTCAAGCACGACTATTTTGTTAGCTTATCCCCAGAGTCAATATTTAACAGAGTGGATAGGAAAAGTAGGCTGGCACGAAAGTCAAAGGATTAAATCAGAAGCCGGAGAGAAGGGAACGAGAGTCCACGCGGCGATTGACAGATTAGAGGAAGGTTATACATTGTTTGCAACAGAATATTCTTGGGAGGAATTTCATAAAATACATTCTTTTGTTAAGTGGTATAATGATTATAAACCCGAATTAATAGCAAAAGAAATTCCAGTGTTTAGCAGAAAAGGAAGATATGCCGGTCGATTAGATAGAATTTATATAATTGATGGTCAATATACTTTATTAGATTTTAAAACAAGCTCCGGAATTCATGAACATTTTCCCTTGCAGTTTGCCAGTTATGCCAATGCAGTAGAAGAAAATACAGATATTAAAATAGTTCAAACAGCGGCTTTGCAGTTAGGGGCTAAAAATAAAAATGGATACAGGTATATTGTTTATCCGGACTGGAAAGAGCATTATAAGATTTTTAAGCATGTAAAGAAGGTATGGGAATATGAATATTTTGATTCTAAGATCAATCCTAAAAAACCGCCAGTGTTGGATTTGCCAGACAAGCTTAAACTTGAAAAATAATAAATTTAATTCATGGGTCGATTTAATTCATTAATAAACAATAAACTTATTATGCAATATATATTTCAAGAAATTACCCAGAATCCGAATTCAGTGGATGCGCCGGTAGTTCCAAGCGAAGATCAGAACGATAATTCCTCAGAAGAAAATCAAGAGTCGACACAGGAAGAAACCCCGGCAGAAGAATCAACAGAAACCGAAACTGTATCTACTGAATAATTTAGTTCTTTTCAATGCCCCCGACCGGTATTCTGGATCTGAAGGGAATTATCCCTGTCACGGCTATCCTTAAAGCCGTAATCAGATCTGGAATATACGAGTCTGAATAGGGTATCAGTTTGTCTGTAGAGGACGAACACTGGATTTAAACCAGTCGCCCTTAAACCAACATAAAACAACCAAATCCTTTTATTGCCCTATTCAGAGGGGGCATTGAAAACTAATTTTGAGAAAGCAATTTATTTTCTTAAGAAGGTCGTAAAGAATTTATAATTTAATTTAAATCTATGGAATTAAAATACTATCAATGTGAAATTTGTGAAAAGAGAGTATTTTCTAAAGAAGAGTTAAGAAAAGAAAATTGGTTAGAAATGGGGGGTGGAATGTTAGGAGGTATAATGGTTTGGTTAGATAAACCTCGTTGTAGGGGTGGTGGTTATATCCATCGTGTTGGACTAACGAGTAGAGAATATCATTTTTGCTCAATAGATTGTTTAATAAAAGCATTAAAAGCTAAGAAAAGTATTTAATTATAATTTAATTTAAAAGGGTCATAAAAATTTATAATTTAAATAATTCCTATGTCTTACTGGTTTGAAACAAAAAAATTAAGAGTTGGTAAAGAAAAAGATAGAAGAAGAAAATTAACCGATGAAGAAAGACAGACTATTAAAGATTTATATCAGATGGGTTTTAAAATTAGAGAAATTGCTAGAATATTTAAGAAAAGATGTTGTAGACGAAATATACAATTTATTCTTTTTCCAGAAAGGTTAAAAAGACAATATGTTTATAGAAAAGAAAGAAATTGGGATTATGATAAAGAAAGACATAAAAAAGGTATGAAAAGTTACAGGAATTATCTAAAAAGTATTTATGGTTTAATAGGGAAAGGAATTACTTAATTCTGAAATTATAAGTTATAAAAAATAAATCTTCAGAATAAATATGAATATCAAAAACATTAAAGATTTAAAAACTATATCAAAAGCAATTTGGGAAGAGGTTAGAAAACAAGCAAAACCAGACGGGGTTCATATTCAACCTGTAATCTATCCCGATGGTAATTTAGTAATAGATGCTGATATAGAAATAAACAATAAAAGATATGCCAAGTGTATTGAATTCCCTAAAAACTACAAAGATTTTTCTTCTACTGAATTGAAAAAAGTTATTAAAAATTTAGTAAAAGAATTAAGAAATATTTGTTTAGAAACTAAAAAATTATTAACAAAGTCGTAAAAAATTTATGAAATCCAAAACCCAAACCTTAATTGAAAATTATGAAAAAGAAAAATAAAACAACCTGGGAAGAAGAGTTTGATGAAAGATTTAAATTTTTTGATTTAGAAATAGATGGAAAAAGAATATTTCCAAATCACCCTGAATATTATAAAGAGATTATATTATTTATCCATAAA